CCAGAACCGGCAGCGCCGCGCGGACGGTCGACGTGTTCGCCGCCGACACGGCCAGGAACGCCCCGAGGCCGGCGCCGACGAAGATCAGCGCCCAGTGGCCGAGCACCGGCCCGAGCACGGCGCTCACCAGCCCGAGCCCGAATGCGCTGCCGGCTGCAGTGGTCTGCGGCTCAGCCATGGCGCAGCCTCCACCAGCGGTCGGTGATGAGCCAGGCCACGGCCAGCGCGGCGGCCAGCAGATAGACCTCGTGCCCGAAGACCTGCTCGCACAGGTCGGCATTCGAGACCGAGCGCCACGCCAGCAGCGAGCAGCCGACGGCCTGGCCCGATTCCACGATGCCCCACCAGCACGCGGCGGCGCCGACGAACCCGAGGCGGCCGCGCGAGGCCGACGGCAGCAGCAGCGCCAGCGCCGCGATCAGCAGGCCGTGCGTGCCCACGTAGGCCCACCAGCCGCGGTCCTCGATGGTCGGCGCCAGGTAGTAGGCGGAATGGGCGCCCGCCACGCCGGCCAGCAGCAGCAGCGCCCTCATCGGCGAGGCCCCGGGCCGCCGGCGCCGAACGGCCGGACGATGGTGTCGAGCCAGGGCTCGCCCGGCACGCGCTGGCGCATGGCGACGCCGACGTAGGTTGCGACAGCGCCGCCGAGAATGAGCAGGGATTCGATCATGGAAGCTCTCGGGTTGAGAGCCGGCGCAGCCCGCCGGCGCGGCGGTGATGCGGCTCGCTGGTCCGCTTTGCGGCGGATGCTAGGGACCGAGACCGCTCAGTCTGCGGCGTACACCCGGGGGTCGTAGTTCACCATCGACAGCGACCAGGTGCCGTCGCCGTTCGGCCGCGGCTCGGTCACGGTGTAGAGCCCGGCCGCCTCGACCTCGGCGCCCGTCAGGCCCACGGCGAAGGCGTAGCGGCTGCCGACCTGCGATGCCGGCGCGCTGGCCACGTACAGGCCGCCCGGCACGCTCGCCAGCGTGGCCTGGTACGGCTGGCCGCTGACCGGTGTGCACACGACAGGCGCCCCCAGCAGCAGGCCGTCGGCGCCGGTGAACTGCATCCGCCCGCTGGTCTCGCCCTTGAAGTCGAGCGGCTCGCTCGTCGTGATGACGCTTCCCGCGATGCCCAGCACCTCGCCGGCCTGCAGCCCGTCGTCGCCGGCGAAGTCGTTCGGGTCGATCCAGCGCACCAGGCTGCCGGGCCCCAGCTGCTGGGCGTCGCCGAGCGCGGTGTCGGCGACGCTGGTGCGCTGGTACAGCAGCTTGCGGGCCTCGAGCTGCGCGCGGTTCAGGGCCTGCGACGCCGTCGTGCAGGCGGGCAGCGGCACCTTCAGCGGGTTGCCGACAGCGCCGACCACCGGGGCGCCGCCGCTGATGTTGATGCGCACGTAAGCCTTCTTCGACCCGCTGGCCTCGTCGACGTACTCGACCTCGACGCCGTCGAAGCTGCCGGGAAGGTGGAAGGACTCGCTCACGACGCTGTCAGCGCCGCCGGCCAGGTTGCGGTAGTCGAGCTGCAGCTCGGGCGTCGTGCGCGCCTGGTCGCGCGTCACCGTCCACTTCGTGCCGTCGCGCCAGAACAGGCAGCGGGCGTGGTTCGCCATGAGCTGCATGCGCTCCTCGAGGCTGACCGTGGCGTCGTCGAGACTGCCGTCGAAGCGCAGCAGCGCGTTCGTCTCGCCCAGCGACGTGTTGATCGCCGCCAGCGCCGCGGTGTCGAGCTCGCTGATCGGCTGGCCGCTGATCGTCCAGAGGTGGGCCATGGCGCGGGCAAAGTTCCGGCTGTAGCCCAGCACGTCGGTGGACAGCCCGCGCACGGCTCGCTCGAACACACAGTTGAACTTTCGTTCGCGCACGCTGGTCGCCGACGGCGTGGCCTTCGTGGTCACGCGGATGATCGTCACGCCCGGGAAGCTCTTGGTGGCGAAGTAGCGCACGCCGTACAGCGTCTCGAGCTTCGCCACGTCGGCGCCGTTGCCCAGGTCGGCGGTCAGCCGCCGGAAGGTGATGCGGTAGCGGCCGAGACCGGCGGACGGCGTGACCTTCGTCGTGAAGGCGTGCGTGTCCAGGCTGTTGCCGGTGTAGGTCGTCGTCGTCGTGCCCGATGTGCCGCCGATCGGCACGTCGTTGCTGTCGACCTGCACCCACGAAGCCTGCACCTGCACAGAGCCGACCAGGCCGCGCAGAAAGACCACGTTCCACCACAGCCGATCCGCGTCGGCGCTCAGCGTGAACGGGCCGACATCGTTGGAGCTGGTGGCCGCCGCGTAGATCGTGGCCGTGACGGTGGTCGTGTGGCCTCCCGGCTCGCCGCCGCCGAAGGCGTAGCCCGATGTCAGGAAGGTGAAGGTCACGTCGCTGCCGGTCACGACGAACGAGACGACCGTGCTGGTCAGGTCGTGCGTGTCGCCGTAGTCGACGCCGGGCCCGGGGTGGACCCATGAGAACGTGACCCGGCACGAGCCGGAAGGCGCCAGGCCTTTCAGCGTGGCCCACTGCGCGCCGTCGGTGAAAGTCAGCGTGAACTGCGAGGTGTTGTTGAAGAACAGCGTCGCCGGGGTGATAAGTGCATCGGCGCTCGTGGCCAGCGTGAGTTCCTGGCCGTTGACGTTCGGAGACCGCGAGGTCTCGTAGACCGGGCCGACGACCGTCTGCAGCGCCTCGGGGTAACTGCCCGGCACGCCAGGCGCAGGCGGGCCGACGAAGTCCGGCGCCCAGACCTGATAGCTTGCGCCGACGATGTCCGACAGGGGCGTGTCGCCCGACTTGACCTCCGTCACCCGGCCCTCGCCGCGGCTGATGCACATCAGCTCGGTGACGACCTTCTCGCCGTCGATGTACTCCTCGTAGCTCGGCTGGATCAGGTCAGGGAACACCAGGCGCCGCCCGTACACGTCGGGGATCCCTTGGTAGGCGCGCGCCACGTTCGTCTGCCCGGTCAGCCGGTTGTTCGGGCTGTCGGTGGCCGTGGGCGTCTCGGGCAGCTTCGGGATCAGCGCGAAGGGCTGTCGGTGGCCGTGGGCGTCTCGGGCAGCTTCGGGATCAGCGCGAACGACGCCACGGCCAGCAGCGCGCCGGCGATCAGCGCCACGGTCAACGGGTCCAGGCCCGACGGCCGATGCGCCACCACGACCGTGTCGCCGCACTGCGGGGGCGCGTCGAGGCGCTCGTCGGTGAGCGGGTCGATCCGCTCGCAGTTGATGAGCACCTCGCACTCGGCGCCGCCGCCGGGCATCAGGCGTTCGATCTGGTGCTGCAGCGGCTCGGTGCCGTTCAGCTGGTGAGCCTCGCGGCCGAGCATGCCGGCCGGGTCGCGCAGGACGATGAGCGTGGCGGTCATGGGGCGACGGCTTTCGCGGTGGGTTCGTAGAAGCGCAGGTCGGGGTACAGCCGGGCCATCGCCGCCAGCCGCGTGATGCGAGGACCGCCAGCACCGCCGGGGCTCGGGCCTTCCGTGTGCAGCAGGTCGCCGCCGGGCAGCAGCACGCCGCAGTGGCGCGGAAGGCCGACATCCCAGGCCATGAAGCCGCAGGCGCCGGGCAGCGGGCCGCACTCGCGCCATGCGGGGCCGAGCGCTGCGAAGCCGTCGGCCATGCCACTGCCGATGGCCGGGCTCATGAGCAGCTCGACGCCGACGACCTCGCGCCAGTAGAGGACGATGGCGCCGAAACAATCGCAAAACGCCCACGACGAAGACCATCGCCGATACCGCGGCCCACCCACGCCCATGAAGCGTTCAGCGAACTGCTCGGGCGTCATCACAGCGTGCAGCCTCGGTGTAGGCGTCTCTTGGCTTCGACGTATGCCGCGTGTGCTTGGTCCGGCGTGTCGAAGTTTCCCAGGTGCTTAGAGCGCTTGTTCACCATGATTCGCGCCTGGAATCGGCCAGACGGCGCTACAGACACCCCTAGCTTGCCGGTGGCCTTGTTGTCGGCCCTAGCTCTTCGAATGTTCTGCGCGTTGAATGCAGCGTCGGCTACTCGCAGGTTAGACCACCTGTTGTCTGCCCGGTTGCCGTTGATGTGGTCCACGATGTCAGGGGCGCTTCCGTTCATCAATGCAAAGGCGATTCGATGCGCCCTGTAGTTGCGCTGCTTGAACTTGACCAGCACGTAACCGAAGCGATCGGTGTAACCGGCGACGGCGCCACAGAAAGCGGGCCCGCGTCTGGATCTAGTCCAGTACAGAAGCCCTGTTTCCGGCTCGTATCGAAGCCATTGCCGAAGCTCGTCGGCATTCAAAGACGTTCTCAAGGTCAGCTCCTTGTCAGCATGAAGGAGCGGCAGGCTTGCTGAAGGCTTTTCGGGTTGCATCCCTATCCGCCTGCTGCATGCTAGGAAGCGCTAGACAAGCTCCAGACCCGTGAACACCTCGGGCAGGTACACCGGCGCGCGGGCCGTGCGGCGCAGCCTGTCGAGCGTGGCCGTGACCTGCACCGTGCTGCCGTTGAAGCTGACGCCGCCCTTGTCGTCGGCGTACAGCGTCCACGACCGCTTCGGCGCGTCGGTGTCCTGCAGCCACACGGCATAGGTCACCGTCACCGGCACGCGCGAGGCCGCGGCGCGGATCAGGCGCAGCTGCGTCTTGAAGGTGCGGCCGACCTGCTGGCGCGCAAAGCTGACGACCAGCTTCGGCTGCTCGCCCGGGGCCGGCACCGGCGGCCGAATCTCCATGGCGACCGGCGTGTAGCTCTGCCCGCCCAGCGTGACCGCCGCGAACTCGTTGCGCACCAGGCGCACCGGCGCGCTGAACTCCGCGTGGCTGAAGACGATGGTCTCGAAGCGGGCCTCGACCGGCTTCGTGGCCCAGAAGGCGCGCTCGGTGATCG